GGAACCGACCGACCCCCGTAGCACTAAATCGCCTGTTTGCGGTACCTGTTCAACACCGCCAACTCTGGCAAGGTGAATCCGAACGCGTCACCGTAGCGGACCTGCAACGCACCCATAGCCTCCTGCTGCAATCCCGCCGTGTTCATCAGCAACCGGGCCGAGGCCGACAAGATCACCGCCGACAGCTCATCGTTCGGCTCCCCATCAGTGAAACCGACCCCGCGAGTGTGGGCCGACACCATGGCCTTGACGACGCCGATCACCGCCGCCGCTTGGGTGGCCGATACCGGCAGGCCGGAGTAGGCGGCCAGGTCGTCGGCGGTAGGCATTAAGCCTCGGTCAACAGGGTCACGGCCTTGGCCTGCAACAGGCCAACGTCATAGCGGGTGACCACCCGAACACCAATGGAGTCGTAGTCGCCCCACGTCTGGTCGAGAATCTTGACCTCGGCATCAATGTCGCGGGCCACCACAACCTTGGAGAAGTCCACCAGCGCGACCCGTTTCTTGGTCGATGCGTTGGGGATGTTCGCGGTGATGATGACCGGCAGGCCGAACAGTTGGAACGTGGTGGCGTTCTGGATTGTGGTCGGGTCGAACAGGTACTGGCGGAAATCCTGGTCGCTGGTCTCGCCAGGCTTGGCGATCTTGAGTTTCCGCAGGGTCGAGAATGTCGCCGGAGTCATCACCCAATGCGTCGGGGTGACGTTGTTCGCCAGGGCCGTCGCCAGCCCGTCAATCAGACTGTCAGCGTCGCCCACGTCCAGGGTGCCGGTAGCGATACCGGACTGCCGCAGGATGCCCTTCACCGTGTCCGAAGAACCGGTGCCATCCCACAACAGGGCATCGAGTGCGTTACCCACATCAGTCACGAGACGCTGCTGAAGAACTACTTCCAGGCCCACGACCGACTGCCGGATTAGTTCGTTGGACACCCGCACCAACGTCTTGATTGCTTTCAAGCTGGACGGCAACAGGGTGACCTCATCAAACGAGACATCACCGTCAGTGATCTGTGCACCTGCCGCGACCGATCCGGCGGTGGTGCCCGATGCGATACGCGGGACACGCAGCGGGCTGGCCGAGTCGAGAGTGACCGGGCCAGCCGCTAAGAATGTGCTCGCCTGTTCAAGTGGCTGAACAAGCAGCTGAGCAACTTGGGATTGGAGCAGCGTGGTATTGCCGCTCGGTACTTCAATAGCCATAACGGAATGCGTCCTAAAAAACAGGAATTATCAAGTGGTGATTGACAATTCGCCACCAGGACGACTGCCGAACAGGGAGCACACCAGGCGCTCTACCCATCTATAAGATTAGCATAACTAAGTGAATTGTCGGAGTATTCCAAGCAAGTTCGCTGATTCTCCGGTGCCCCGATTCCCTTGCCCGACATCACCGGACGGCTTACGCGCGAGATGCGGCTTCCGCTCGATCAGGTCGGTGATTGCGGCACCAACATCGTCTAGGTGTTCATCGGCATAGGCGAGGTCGGTGGGGTCGGCCAGCCGCCCGTCCAACTGCGCCAGTGCATCGTGCAGCCGGTGGCGCAGATCATCAGCGGCTTTAGCGCGGTCCCGATACTTAGCGGATTCCTGCCGTAGTTTTTCCACGTATTCCCGTGGGAATGTGTCTGTATCGCTTTCTGTCACAGCCGATTCAGGTTCGGGGGTGATTCCCTCACCGTCGCCGGTTTCGTCGGCCTGCGTTGCATCTGGGCTGGCTTCTGTCACTTCTTTGGCTTTCGTTTTCGGACGGGTAGCGGTTTCACTGGGACGAGAACAATCTCCTGCACACACCGGCAACTGTGATGCCTTGGCATGTGGTGATCCGGCGGGAATACCCGCCCATTACGTGACCACCAGACGCAGCGTTTGCAGGGGTCGGATTCCATTTTTCGACGCCACCCGAGATAGCCGCCACGGCTGCGCTTGCGGCCCGTCAACGACTCCTCGACGCCGCCCTGCGCGGTATGCAACACCTCGGATTCCCCAAGCCTCCCGATACGGGCGAGGGGGTCCGGTTCTTCCAGGATTGTTTTCGCTGCTTTGAGTAGTCGGTCAGAGTCATCGGTGGGCAGCAATCCCCGTGCGGGCACCGCCCGACCCGTCACACTCTCTAGCTGATGCTGCGTAAACGCTTCGGCCAAAGCGAGTGCTTGGGCGTTGCCGCGTTGGACGATGGCAGCCACATTCTCAGCGCGGGCCGCCTTAGTGAGATTGCGCCGGTTCGCGGCCCGCCTCGCGGCGCGGGCGGTTGCATCGGCCAGTTTCTCTAGTTCCGCCTGATACTTGTCGGCGGGGCTAGGCAACGGCGTCATCTCCGGTGTCTACGCCGATGCCGATGCCGTCTAGGGTGTCTGCGCGGCGAGCTGACCGGATCGCCGCAATCTCGTCGTCGGAATAGCCCAGCTTGGCCAGTGCGTAGGTGACGGGCAGGATTCCGGCTTGCACCAGCTTCACCACCGCGTCGGCCTCCTGCGCCGCTGAACGGGTAGCCGCATCCGCCCAATGCACCCGCAACCCAGCAGGATCGGTAGCGGTAGAGACCGCCACCAACAGTCGGGCCACTTGCTCCCAGGAACGTCCGAAAAGCAGTTGCTTGGATTCAGCGCGTGCGGTCAGCGATGCCTCGGACGCCCGCAATGCGTCGGCGCTGGTTGGCTGCGAAGTCATCACGCCCAAGTAGTGCGACGGGAGCGCCGAGACGGCTTGAATCTGGGACACCAACACCCGCACGGCGGTGTCGAACCCGCCCAGATTGGCCTCGCTGAAATTGCCGAACTCAGTTTCGGGATTCTCTGCAATCGCCCACGACGTAGACCACTCATCAAACGGGCTGGTGGTGTCCACAACGGGCTCACCGCCGGCCAGGACGGGGTTGCCGTCATCGTCCAGTCGGGGAGTTTCGATCAGCTCCATACCGGTCACCCACCGTCGGCCAAACCCCGCCGCATGGGACGCGATCACCATGTCCAGGGTGACCTTGACAAGCGCGTCCGTCAGATCGCGTAAGTCTTCGATTTCGCTGCGCCCGTTGTCGAACGGCACCAAGGGCACCACACCCAACGTGTGCGGCATCGTCTCCACCCGGCGGAACCCACCGACCACAGCGTTAGGTGTCGGCGCGGTCCAGTGCTCCACCCGATCCGGCAGATACACGAAAGCCTCAGTAGAGCTCTTAGTTGAATATCGTTTCACCCCGGCCAGCACCGAGCGGTCAGCAGGATCGCGGATCACTGCACACTCAAAAGGGGATTCCACGGTGGCAGTCGGGCGGCCATCCTTAGCCCAGACCAGCACAAACCCATACTGATAGGTCAGCGCGTCGGCGTGGACCTGCGCGGCCAGCTGATCTAAGTCATTGCCGACAAAGGCATTCCACGCTGCTGGATCGCTAAACCCGGTGATCCGTAGCCGCTCGGTGAGGCTGGACACTGCTAATGCTGGGATGTTCACCGACATGCGACACAGCCGGTTGTTCAGTGCTTTACGTGATTCGGTGGACAGGAATGCCAGCGGTTGCCGTCCCTCGGCATACAACCGCAAAGTGCCGTAGTGGTGTTGTGGGGCGTCCAGTTCGGCCAGCAGTTCGCGTAACAGTTCGTTCATCGGGTAATCACTCGGAATCGTTTCTTTTTTTTGCTGCCGTGCCAGGTGGCGCGGGAGTACGCCATCACCAGGGCGGCGGCAAGGTCGATACGGGGTGCGTCCTTGGAGCGGCCCGCCTTGCCCAACTTCAAACCGCCATCAGCGGTATCGACCACCGACGCCGCGAGAACGTGGTCGCGCAGGTCCGGGTCGCCGCTATGGGTAAGGCGCTCGTTGACGATGGCTGAATGCAGGTCGGTCGTCATTGCGGTCAGTCGCCGCCCTGATTGCGGTATCTCCATCACCGGGATTCCTTCGGCGGCGAGCACTTGCAGGGTGCGGGTCCACCGGTGCGGATCGGCAGCAACTTCGCGGACATTCCACCGTTGGCATGCGTCCCGGATTGCCTGTTCTACAGCTAGAACATCTATGCGGTGGTCGGGGTTGTCTTCGGGTTTGAACAGGCGATAGGTGGCGACGTG